CGCAAGGACCAGCAATACCAGCGAAGGATGGGTCAGTCATGTAGGTAAGTTGAGTGGTGTTACCAATGAGTTTGAAGTATCCTCTTTGTTGTTCAGCAGACATGGTAAGTTGGTTCCAGATGTGCATCCAGTCACCATATTGACGGTCAATTCTTTGACCTCCAATTTCAACTTCAACTTGGGCAACAAGTTGCTCACCAATGAAATCTAACCATCTGGCATAGACACCAGAACCAGCAGCTGAAGAAGCCATGGATTGGTTGATTTCAGGAAGAGTTACTTGAAGGTAAGTTCTGTAAGCAAGGTCACCATTTCTTGAGATGGTGCAAGTTACACGTCTTCCAAAATCGGCTTGTCCAGAGAATGTTTGTTCAATGGATTCCATTGCGAAGTTTGTGTGTCTGCGGTATGACACTTTCCAGAAGGTAATCTCTGGTGTTCCAGTAAGGAAAACATCTTGTGCGCCGTAGGCGACTAATTGCATCAAAGCTCCACCCATATTATATATATACTTCCTAAAGAAAAAAAATTCAGAAAAATACACAAAAATACACAAATTCCAAAAATAATAAAAAACACCCCCACTCAATAAATTATACAAATAATATTTTATATATTATATTTATACCATGTATCGTGTCATTGTATAATAATATCATCGGAATATAATATTATGTCACGAGTTTTGAATAGTCAGTTCTCACACTATTTCAAATGCATATTGGATTCAATAAATTTATCTAAATAGTCAGATTGAAACACTTCTTTTTTCCCCTCATGTTTTTTGGTAAAAATATAAGAGTCTTCTATTTTTTTGACAGACCATCCTTTATCGAGTGCATTCATAATAAATACCATTTTCTGAAAGTGTCCTTTTGACATATGAATTTCATCTGTTTTTTCTTTTTGAATAAATGACATCATATGTTCTCTTTTCTATTTGAGTATACACTATTTTATTATATTGAATCGCAAATATTTACGAAAACGAAAACGAGAACAAAAACTTAATCTGTGTGCAAAATATATAGAAAAACCAATCGAATTTATATAAAAATATATTACAGTTGTGGAATGAAAAATGCAAACACAATCGATAAAAAACACACCGAAATGTTGAATGTGTTTCATCAAAACAAGACCGTGGTGATTCCACAATTAAAAGACGATATTGAAAAACTCAAGCTGTATTTAAAAACCCTAAATATCTCTCAAATTGATGAATACATGGAAACCAAAGACAAAATCAAACAGAAAAAAAAGGACATTAAAATCTATTGTTCTCAAGAGAAGGAATATTTTCTGGAAAATTCAAAATGCATCTTTGATTATTTCGAACAAAAGAAAGATATATCTACAGGAGGAGGCAAACAGAATACAAATGTATTAAATGCATTTTTCAAAATCAATGCCAAGAACAACGAATCCTCCAACCCCATTTCCGAGAAATACAATCAATCCCGTAAAATTTATCAGTCTTATTGGCGTAATGTCACAAATGATTATATTAATATCAATGATTATATGGTTGTTTCCGATGTATGTGAATATTGTAATACAGGTGAGTTGATTCCACAGGAAGAAGAAGGAATATTAATCTGTAATAATAAAGAATGCGGCAAGTTTATTACATATATCGTGGATTCCTCGAAACCTACGAATAAAGAACCACCCAATGAAGTATCTTACACAGCATATATTCGTCTGAACCATTTCAAGGAAATTTTATCACAATTTCAGGCAAAGGAAACCACCAAAATACCCGACAATGTGATTGAAGCAATTAGAGAACGGATTAAAAAAGAGCGAATCAAAAACTACAGCGAAATCAATTACAATAAAATGCGAGAAATATTGCAGAAACTGGGATTTAATAAATATTTTGAGCACATTCAATATATTAATTCGATTTTCGGTATCAAACCACCGATTATGAATGAAGAATTACACGAGACACTGTGTGTGTTGTTTATCGAAATCCAGAAACCATGGGCAATGCACTGCCCGAAAAACCGGAGGAATTTTTTCAATTATACGTATACATTATATCAGTTGTGTGTGTTATTAAATCAAACACAATATTTGCCTTATATTCCAATGATGAAAGACCGTGAAAAACAGTTGGAACAAGATATGATATGGAAGAATGTGTGCATGGAGTTGGATTGGGAATTTTTTCCGACAGTATAGCCAGTTAGAAATACACCTATTTATGTTGTGCATGTTCTCTTTGTTGCAGTATTTCATTGTATATTTCAATGAGTTCAAACTTATCATGGTTATTCAAATCTTTACACCTTTGCACATTTAAAACGCCCATTATAAATACAGTTTCTTGGAAGTTTTACGAGTTTTATTCTTTGCAACATATTTTTCCTTTCTATTATAAGCACCTTGTAAGATGTTCTTATAATAGTCCTTTGGTATTGTTTCTATTGCTTTCTTAATATTTTCCTTCAAATCTGTATATTTCAAACCACTGTATTTATGTAATCTTGATTTTAACATACTAAAGTAATTCTCAATTGCGTTACTAAAATGCTGATAAGGAATGCTATATAATAAATGATTATTCTTATTCACTAATTTTCTAATAACATCGTTTTTATGTGCAGCAGCATTATCCAAAATTATCACTTTATTTTTGTATTTACCTGTAATGAATTCTTCCAAAAATGCTACTAATCTATCCGTATTTATACCACCTTTTTCATATAGATTCCATCCTTCTACGCCATTGGTGGATATAGCAAATATTCCTGTATATTTTTTGAATACATCTTGTGATTGTGTTTTTATGACACATCTTTTACCACGCTGACTATAACAATGATTTCGTTTTTGTAGTGATTTTATACTCGTCTCATCTATGCAAATGACATCGTCTATCGGGTGCTTTTGTATTTCTTCGTAAAATCTATCCAGTTCCTTGTTTATATCTATTTCTTTTCCCCAGCGATGAGTTGGTTCGTGTCGTATTCTTGTTAATTTTAGGGTAATATTATTATCATTTACAACACGGTTTAAATGATAACGACTTAATGTTAATGACGGATATTTTCGCTTCAATAAAAATAACAAATCTTCCATTGTTATTGTTTTATTCTTTTGTATTTCATCTTTTATGAAACTGATATGTTCCCGTTTAACTTTATACGCAATAGGTGTTCTATTTTGTCTTTGTATGTTTCCATTATTCTTATATTGATGAACCCACCTCATCAAACTACGCCGAGAGCATTGAAATATTTTACAAACTTCTTCCTGTGATTTATCTTCTACTAAATAGTAATTTACTGCAGTAAGTTTATAATCATTACTTTTATGATGCATTCTTATACAATTATAACATAAAAAACTTAAAAATAAAAATGAATATTATATAATAACAATGAACACTGAAGTTGAAGAACTGAAAATAAAAATAGAAAAAATGAGTAAATATATTACGGAATTAGAGGAGCATTTGAAAAAATATACAAATAATAACAGACATCTAAAATATTATGAAAATAATAAAGAAACTGTAAAAGAAAGAACAAAAAGTTATGTAGAAAAACTCAAAGAAACAAATCCAGAGAAACTAAAAGAATGGCGTAGAAATTATTATTTGAAACGGAAGGAGCGGTTAAAAGAACAAAACGAAAATACATAAAAAATAAATTATATATTCAATAAATGGTTCATTGGATATATATTCTCAAATGCGAAAATGATGTATATTATGTTGGTGAAACTACAAGATTATATAGACGATTTTGGGAACACCAAGATGGTTGTGGTGGATTGAATACACAAACATATCCACCAGAAAAACTCGTAGCGATATACCAAGTTCATAGATTATATAAGTTCATAAATCATATTAAGAATATACAAAATAATAATTTCAATACAGGATATGATATATTTTTTGATAGAGGTGGTATTTATGAAAATTTTAATTTAGAAGGTGAATATGAATATTTTGACTATAGATGGACAGAAAATTTCATAGTCGAAAAGTTAATGATAGATAGAAAAGAAAAATGGAAAAACATTCGTGGAGGAAATTATACACGATTTAATGTTAATTATTGTTTTCCCACAAATGAATATGTAAAAGAAATACCTAATTGTCATTGTGGACTACCTTGTGATATAAGAAAAAATGAAGATGAAAATTATTTATATTTTAGGTGTTCAAAAAAGAATATGTGGGATGAAATGATTGATTATATAGATATAGAAGTTGAATATGAACCTTGTAATTTCTTTATGAAATTTTCCAAAGATTTCACATACAATGTTGATTACGAAAATCGCAAATTAAAAATAAAAGAGTTGTTAAAAAAATCTGGATGGTTAAGAAATTTAGGTTTTTACGATTTTTGCGTGGGTGGATGTGGGAAATCATATAATGATAGCTATTGTATTAGATACTTTGGAAGAGCAATTAATTTATGTTTGGATTGTTTTCTTAATGATAATATTCGCACAAAATTAAAAGACAAACATCCAGATTTTGAAAAAGGAAAATGTTTGATAGATTTAGGAAAATTATGAATTATCGCGTAAAATACTTAAAGAAATAATCTTTAGGTATTTTATATTATGGGAAAAAAGAAGAAGGAATTTACTGGACAAAAGGATAATACAAAGGAGAAAGTCAAAAGAAAAGATGTCCAAGAACGAAAAGAAGCCAATAAAGATACTGAATTTACTTGTGTTAAAATGAGTTTCAATTCTTTAGTGGAAAATAATTATTTCAATAACGGTATTCAAGATATTGTTTTGAATATCAATAAAATTTGTTTCTTATCATATCAACTCTTAAATTATCATTTCACTCGTCTTATCCAAGAAAACTTACCATTACCCGAAATCAATCAAAATCTTTTTTATCAAGCATGTTCTACAGTATCTATTATGAAAGACCGCAAAGAAAAAATAGATACTACAGAGGAACTCTATATTAGTTTTTCTCAATACAAAGATACATTGATTGAATTACCATTCCGTGATAGAATGGGAAATCTTATAAACAATTTGAATAAACAACAACACACAATGACGCAAAATCATTTGAAACTGAATTTCTATAAGAGATTTCATAAATATTTGGAATTAAGAACTGGCGAAACCCGCAAAGGTGTTATATACAAATGGTTAAAAGATATTTATGCAGAGCAATATACTGGTAAAAACTTTTTCATTCATTCTATGCGTCAGTTATGTAAATATCCACCGACTGAAAATAACATCAAGAAGCATCCATCTCATTTTATCAAAGTTTATTACAAGATACTACAAACTTTTGAAAAATATCCTCATACGAAAGGAATTAGAACATTCAATTTATTACCAACCAAGAATTCATTTTCATTATCTGCCATTGAAATTTGTAGTAGTTGTTTGAAAGATTTGATTGGATATTTTACAAATAAACCAGTTCCAGAAAGTTTCAATGATAACAAGTTAGTATATTGGTATGAGTTTTTCAAAATAGAAAAATATGAGACAAAACAACGAAAGTTTGCTTATGCTATTTTTACAGATGGAAAAACCGCAGTTGTTAGGTTACGGAAACCAAAAGGAGAAGAAATAAAACCAAAAGATGTTAAAAAAATAAAATATGAACAATATGTTGGAATTGACCCTGGTGTTCGTTCATTACAAACATCTTGTAATGATGCAGGAAGGGTATTGGAAACGACCACGCCATCCTACCGACACGACTGTAAAATGAAATATGCTTGTAGAAAACGAGAAATGTGGTATAAGAAATGGAGTTTGCACGAGATGTGGAGAAATATACCAAGTTTCAAAACAACGAATTTACAAAAAATGCAAGATTATTTCAAACATACTTATCCTCATTTGAAAAAGATATTTCAATTTCATTTATACAAAAATTTTCGTGGGTTATCCTTTCGCACATATTGTCGTGGGAAAGCTACAATGGATAAAATCTGTAAATCCATTACTGAAGATAAGAAAACTTTGGTAGGATTTGGTGATTTCTCACAAAAACACGGACTGGTAAAGAAACATCCAACTGCGCCTATACAAAAACTGAAACACGAGTTAAGAAGATATTGTGATGTTATAGATGTAGATGAGTGGGGAACAAGTAAGACATGTCATCGTTGTTTGAACCCAGTTGTGTTATATAAAAATAGAGTAATAAGGAAAAATAGAGATGGAATAGCAAACCCAGCAAGAATGTCTGTCATCAATAGTGTAATCCGTTGTAGTTCCAACGAGTGTTCATTATGCTGTTTAGATAGAGACATAAATGCTTCCAAAAACATCTTACGGTTGTTACATCTTCAAATAGAAAGAAAAACACGACCAAGTTGTTTTAGTCCAACGGAATCTATAAACGAGTATGATACTCCGTAAGGAAGTTAAGTATTTCGTGGCGTGAAATTCGCAATTACCTTTTGTTTATTTTTTTCGTTCTATAATGGGCGTTTTAAATGTGCAAAGGTGTAATATACTCCAACTGTCTGTCAGATAATTTTTGGTAATTGCGTATATCGTCTTTGATTTTTTTGAAAAAGTCGATTTCAGCCATTCCCATATAATTTTTCAAACAATAAGAATAAGATATGCCATCACTATTATCTAAACCGGGTTTCTCGGGTGGTTTCCAAGTAATTTCTTGTTTTTGTTCTTCTATTATTATTCCCATCAATTTAGCTAAGGCTGGGTCAATATTCCTACACATTAGTTCTCCAGAATCCGATGATTTACTTTCCTCGAATTCTGAATCATCGTCTTCTTCGCTATAATCAGAATCATTCTCATATCTAAACATCAATGAATTCATGTGGGATTACTATATTATACACTTACAGAAGTATTTTATCGGTTTTTTCATGGAAATATTTCTTTCAAATAAATTTATTCTGTAGGATTATCTTACAGAATAAATTTCATCCAATTCAGAAGAAAAGGACCAGCGGAAACCATACTATCGAATCCCGAATACGAATACGAATACGAATACGAATACGAATACCTATAGGAACTTGTTGGGATGATAGTTGTATTCAAAACACATTCGATGAAAGTCGATTTGTCCTTGATGGTCAGTTTTTACTTCACCTTCTTCAACCCCCA